AGGGGAACGCAAAAGAATACAATCCGCCAGAACCGGTGACCACCAGCGGAACGGAGGTGACCTGAGATGCCGGAAGAGTATGAAAACCTTGTTACGGCCATCAAAGGACTTACCCAGGGCGAAGAGCCGAACACCGTAACGCTGCCGGTGGCGGAGTACGACTGGAGGCCGCGGCCGAACGCGGACAGCTATGGGATTATCGCGCTGGAATTCGAGACGGACGCGCTGGCGGGAGACAACACCAAACAGGTGCGGGCGTATGAGGGCAGCGTGGACCTGTACAGCCACCAGAAAAGAGGCGGAGGCTGGATTGCACTGATCGAAGCCGCACTGACAGAGCACTGCGAAAGCGCATGGACGCTGAACTATCACGGCTATGAGCGCGACAGCCAGCTCTGGCACTGGGAATGGTCGTTTCAGATTGAGGGGTGACCGGGATGGCGTTCCGGATGGATGTGACCGGGATGGGCGAGCTGATCAGATCTCTTGATAAGCTCGGAGAAAAGGCGCAGAGTGCTGCGTCATTGGCGCTCTATGAGGGGGCGCGTGTTGTTGCTGACGCGGTCAGCAGTGCGGTGCAAGGCATCGCGACAGAACCGTTCAAGTACGCCAAGGGCGGACGGAAACGGCTTCCATCACCGGAGGAAAAAGAGGCCATCGTCAGAGCCGCGCACGGTGTTGCAAAATTCCGGAAGCGGATTATGAAGGTGGACACGTCCGTCGGCTTCAACCAGGCAGGATACGCGGACGTGCATTTTAATCACATGAGCAGCAAGGCCCGCACAAATTACAAGGCATTCGCGTTCAAGGGACACGAGAGCAACGCGACATCGTTCCTGAAAGCCGCCGGACAGTACAAAGGCGGAATGCAGAACCAGAAGCCGATCGGTGCGATCGCGGGCGCCATCAATTCCGGCACCTCATTCATGCAGAAACAGCCGTTTATGCGGAAAGCATTTTCACAATCGGAAACGGCGGCGAAAGCCGCAATCGAGAACAAGCTCAGGGAGGAACTGGACAAACTGAGTATTGAGTAAACTGGAGGGATTAACATGGCAAGACCTAATACTGGGATGATGTATCCGGTGTTTGCGCCTCTTGTAAGCCATACGGACGGCAGTATGCCGAACTACGGCACCGGCGTCGTGATCCAGGAGGCACGCAACGCGACGGTTACAAAAACCTATGCGGACAATCCGCTGTACGGCGATGACCGGATCGTGGATGACGACAACGGCCTGGTGGCGCTGAGCATGAGTTTCGAGCCGACCGGACTTTCCGACAGCGACCGGGTGCTGCTGTTCGGCGAGGACGCGGTGGCGATGGGCGGGTTCACCTGTCAGGCGGAAAACGACACCGAAACGCCTTACGGCGGTTTCGCGTACATCCGCGTGGTCCGCGAGAACGGCGTGCGGAAGTTCGAGGCATGGCTGACGCTGAAGATCAAGTTCCAGGAAGAAAGCCAGAGCACGAACACCAAGGAGGGGAACATCGCCTGGAATACGCCTGTGCTGAACGGGCGTGCGGCGAGCCTCCTGATCGACTCTTCCAACAAGAACCGGTGGCGGGTGCATTACACCTTCGACACCATCGCGGCGGCGAAGAGCTGGATCAACACGGTGCTGAACGTCAGCACGACGACGACCTGATGACAAGGGGGCCGGACAGAGAGTCCGGCTCCCTTCATTTTTGCATTGAAGGAGGAGAGTATGACACAGATCAAGATCGGCGGGCGTGAGATTCCGCTGAGCTATTCAGCATTTGAAATCATCGCAATCCAGAAGGAAATCGGATGCACTGCTTTCCAACTGAAGGACGAGGTTTTCGGAATCCGCAAGGTGGAGAAAGAGGACGAACCGAACGCGGAACCGGATGTATATTTTGACGTCGTAAAGGACGCGGACAAAATTGAGAAACTCGGAAAACTGATCACAATCCTCGGAAATGCGGGCCTGGAAGGGGAAGGCAAGGAGCCGGATCTGACCGCGAAGTGGGTGCTGCGGAACATGAAGCCGGCGCTGATCCTTCCGTTTGCCATCGCGACAATGGCGGAAATCAACGCGGGAAACATGATGGAAGCCAAGCGCGAAGAAAAGGGACCGGTGGACGAGCTGCTTGAGGAAGAACAGGAAAAAAAACAGCCAGGGAACTGACATACCGGCGGCTTGTTTCCTATGGACTGATAGCCGGACTGAGAAGAGACGAAATAGACCGGATGAGGCCGGGGGAAATCCTCGACCTGTTTTATTACCGGAGCAGATATGACCAATAGTTTATAAGGATGTGAGGACATGGCCGTCAATCTGAAACTGGGCGTTGAGCTGGGAGATTTTCAGCAGAACATCAACACCGCAAAAGCGCAGATCAAGGAATTCGACGCGGCGCTGAAACAGGCGGAAAGCCGGTTTAAGGCGACCGGGGACGCCGAGAGCGCACTGGCGACCAAAACGAGCCAGCTGACCGCGAAGCTCCAGGCCCAGAAGAAAATGGTGGACGAGTACCGGGAAGCGCTGCGGAAGGCGGACGAAAACGGCGTGAGCAAGCTCAACGCCGAATATATCAAGCTTCAGACGCAGATGCTGAACGCGGAAGCGGCCATGTACGACACACAGACCGCGCTGAACTCGCTGACCATGAGCGAGAAGGAAGCGGCCCAGGGTGCGGACACGCTGACAAAGAGCGTGAACGGAATCGGCAAAAAGATATCGCTGGACCAGGTGATCGGCGGGATTGACAAGATCACGGGCGGACTGGAAAACGCGGCGCGGAAGGCCGTAGACCTGGGGCAAAAACTCTGGGACATGATCATGGATTCCGCGCAGCGGGCCGATGATCAGGCAACAATGGCGGAAATGTATAACATTCCGCTCCAGAAATACAAGCAGATGCTTGCGCTGGAAGCGAACGGCCTGGACACGACGACGGACGCCATTCTGGCCAGCCAGAAAAAACTGAATTCCAACATCGGCAAGGGATCGACGGAAACGCTGAACACGCTGCGGGAGCTGGGACTCCTGTATGAGAGCGGAAAAGGCGTTGAGACGTTCGTAACAGAGGACACCGTCGAAATGTTCTGGCTGGCCGGACAGGCCATGCTGAAAATGGGCGAAGGATTCGACAAGGAATCCAAATCCATGTCGCTGTTCGGCAAAGGCTGGAACGAACTGGTTCCGCTGTTCAAAGAGTACAAGTCGCTGGAAGAATACGAGGAAGCGCTGAGCGGAGTCAACATCACCAGCGAAGACACGACACAGAACCTGGTAAAGCTTGCTGATGAAGTCAGTGAGCTGAAAAACACATGGACGACGCTGAAGGACGAGATCATCGGCGCGGTGGCGCCGGGACTGACATCGGCGGCGGGTGCGCTGAACGATGTGCTGAGCACGGTGCTGGAGTATCTTAAGACCGAAGAAGGGCAGCAGATGCTCAAAAAGCTCGGCGACAGCGTTGCGGGCCTGTTTGACGACCTGAGCAAAGTAAACCCGGAAGACGTGGTGAACAACTTTGTGACGGTGTTCGACAAACTGACCAGCGGTCTTGAATTCCTGGCGAATAACTGGGAAACAATTGTCGAGGGGATCAAGGCCATCGGAGTTGCGTTCGGACTGTTGAAGATATCCGAAGGGGTACTGGAATTCCTGAAACTAATCAGCGGGGCAAAAACACTGTTCGGATCAGGGTCAGGCATCGGAACCGGAGGAGGCGGAGGACTGCTCGGCGGAGCCGGCGGGAAACTGCTGGCGACAGGCGCGGGCCTGGGACTGAACGGAGCACTTGCAACCGGAGCAGCGGCTCTGACGATGTTTGATCCGACCGGACTGACGGCGATCATTCCGTCCGTGCTGGAAGACCAGACGGCATTCCTGAGAACACTGCGGAACGGCGGAAGCATTGAAGAAGCGGCGGCAGAATCCGGAAAAGCCGTGAAAGAAGCTTTCAACGGAGCCACAAATGCGTGGAAAGATTGGGGAAACGACCTGATTGACGTACCGAAAAGACTGGCGATCAGCGTGTGGAATGATCTGTTTGGCGGCAACAAAGGAGACTGGAGCGGAGAAAACGGAGACGACTGGTCCGCACAGGTAAAGATTGAGCCGAAGACAGACGAGGAGGCCGCTGTGGAGATCGCGGCGCAGATCGGCACGGTAAGCGTGCCGGTGAAGCTCGTAATCCAGGGCGGAAACGGTTCATCAGGACCGTCATACGGCGGAGGAATCGCAGGCGGCGGGGGCCAGATGGATTACTATTGGGAAACCGTATTCGGAGGCTACCGACCGGGATACGCGAACGGAATTCCGTGGGTGCCGGACACGCGGCTGGCATGGCTGCATCCGGGCGAGCGCGTGCTGACGGCAAGCCAGAACAGAAGCTATACGGCCAACAGCAATCTGTACATCGAAAATATGCACATGGGCGGAGGAATGGACGCCCAGGCGCTGGCGGAGGCAATGAGCGCTCAGAACAGGCGGATCAGCGCCGGCTTCGGATCGTAAGGGGATGAGGATATGGGACAGAGCTTTTTTATCTGGAAAAACGCGGACTGCCGCAGCATGGGGATCACGCTGGCGGCACCGGCACAGATTGTGCGCGGTGAGGAACGCGTGAGCCATGTGACCATTCCGGGACGGCCGGGTGAGCTGACGATGACGGAAGGAGACAATATTTATCAGAGTTACATCCAGACGGTGACGATCCAGGGGCGCGGCGCATACCGGATGCGGGAAATTCTGAACTGGCTGAAGGGTTCCGACTATGTGACA